TTGAGCAAAAGGCATAGCTAAGAATTAATAATTTCCCTCCATTCATTAAGATTAACACCTAGTCCATAAACTGGCTCGCTATCTCTGCTAAGAGTTGCAAGTTTTCTTGATTCATATTCTTTAAGAGATAGATCTAATTGTGTACTTCCATTCCCACCTTCTCCAATCTCATTAAGATATTTGTCCTTAGTTACTTTCTTATATTTTTTAGCCACATTCATAATTAACTTTAATTTTGTAAGCATCCTCTTGTTTGATATTCTTTCTGGGAACTGGAAATTTTCTCCTGTATTACCTTTTGCTTGTGTTTTAGAAGTTCCTGTCTTGCTAGGATCTATGTCTCTTGCTAAAAGATAATTGTCATTTTGTGTTATTAAATAATGCAACGCTTCAGAAAAAGTCATTGGTATTCCAGCACCTACAATATCTAGCTTCACTTCAGTTGCAAAAATTTCTTTTACTCTATTAAATTGTACATCATCTAACTTTTGTCCAGTAGCTGTATTTAAAAAGTTTCTACCAATAAAACGAGGGTAAGCACCTTTGCCATGTAATCTATTTAGCTCGTTATAAATAACACCAGCTATTCCATAATCTTTTTCTTGAGTTGGTTTAAATACTTCTAATGGATTTAAAGTCGATAACAATGCCCTATGAATAGGATTATCTATAGACTCCCAATTATAAGAAGTAGCGTAAGTCTTTGGTTGTCCTGTTATTTCATCTATATCAATCGTATAGCCTAAAGATGTTACTGGTAATTGTGTTCCTAATTGATGAAAAAAGTTTTCAACAAAAGCCCAAACTGGATTCTCACTTCTACTGTTAGGAGCTACTCTTCTCTTGTTATCTATACCAACACGAACATCTCTTAATATCTGCGGTACATATCCAAACATAGTCCTTCTTGTAAAGTCAGAAAGTCGGCCTCGACTACCGACTACATAATTATTCATAACAGCATCTCCTTGTAAAAAGTCAGCCATAAGTCTTTGTATATCGTTTAAACTTTTAAATAAACCTTTATCTATCTGTTGTAACGCTGTATCTTTCGCTGTGTACATAACAGCTTTAGCAAGTCTGATTGCATGAGCAGAGGCTAGGATTGCAACATCTTGGTTTATTTCATACGCTTCTGATTTTAGTTCTGCACTAAGAGCATCATTCCTATCTATCTTTCCATAGTTTAAATCCTTTGGTTTTACAAACTGTTCGATAGGCATAGTATTTAAATTTTCTCTAAAGTTAGCTGCAATTCCTAGTATTGTTCCAAATGTATCAAAAGCTTCTAAACTAAACCACTCACTATAAGTACCATCAAATTTTCTAAACCTAATACTCCATGCTGGACGTTTTTGATCTATATACATTTGCCTTTTCTTTCTGTTAAATCCATACCCTGCCTGTACATCTATTGCTCCAGATGCAAGAAGAGTAGTTCCCATTCCAGCAAAAGTCATACCAGTAACTACTTCTCCTATTGCATTTTCTCTAACAAATAAATCTTCAGAATTTATATCTCTCCAGTAACTATCTACCATTCCATTAGCTGCTGGTAACATTCTTAAAACACCTTTAATAATATTGTTAGGAGTTCTATTAACAGGAAAAATAGCACCAGTTATTGGAAGGCGATCTGTAATTGAACCAACTATATTTGCGGGTAAGTTTGTAAGGTTTGTTGGCAAACTACTTATTTGATTTGGATTCTTAACATCAACGTATGCACCTATAGGCTGTGATTCTCTAGCTCCACCAGATAGCATTGCATTTGCCTGATTCATTCCTTCTTTGTTTGTGACAGCATCAGGAAGTTTTAGATACTGATTAGCAAATTCCATTTGCTCCATAGGATCTGTAATACCTTGTTCCTGTGCCCTTCTTATTGCATACTCTCTAGTTCTTTTATTTCGTTTTATATTAATGTCGTCTGTAAAACTTAGATACTCTGTAGTCTGCCTCATATTTTCTGAACTAAAGTAACCACCTTTAACAACATCTCCATTAGCCATCTCAACGTCTAACATAGATTTTCTAGTTAATTCCTTTGCCTCTAGACTTGCTTTATCTAATGCATTTTTTGATGTTATATCTATTCCCCTCGAATACATATCCATCAAAATCATTTCCATATGTCTTATTTCTTCTTGAGCTATAGCTGTACCAGTAGTTATTAATGTGTCTAAGCTACCAAACATTCTGCTACTAAAGTTGCCAAAGGTACTTTTAACTCTATGCAAGAATAAAGCCATGCCATTATTGTCTGGATTTAACCAGTACTCATTACCTTTAGGTTGTTCTTTAAGTAATTGTGTTTTATGTGGTTGATAATCAAAAGGTAAGTCAGCTTGGTTTTCGACTTTAAATAATTTCATTCCGTTATTACCACCAAACTTTCCTCCCTCAAACTGACCCTTACCAATGTTTCCAAAGTTTGTATTATGTTTAAAAGATTGCATTGCTAAGTAAATAGCTTGCATCAAATGTGCCTGAGATCTTAAATATCCTCTATGTCCAAACAAACCTTGTAACTGCTCTCTTACATTCATAGCAGTTCTTTCGTAGTCGTTAAGATTACCACTTAGTCTTCCAATATTTGCACCAGCATTTTTTTGCATAGGAAGTAAAACTGCTCTTACATTGTTACCAACAGCAACTCTCATAAATGTTTTTACTCCTAAGAATATGCAGTTTCTAAATGCTGAAACAAGGTTTTGTTGTGTCATTGACCCTCTTGGGTACTGCTCAAAAGTCTTGTTTAAATGCCTCATAATCCTTGTACCATTAACTTTGTCGTTAAGGTATGGATTAACTTCTGCTAATAGTTGTAAAACTTCTCTTGCTTTATCGTTAGGCTCTCCACTAAAAATACTTTCATAAGTATCTTCATCTAAAACTTTTTTAAGTATGTTAGTTCCTTGAGCTAAACTTGCCTCAAAAGTTTCTCTGTTTAATCCAACTGGACGTTCTGCCTCTGGAGTTATTTCAACCTTAGAACCAATAAGTTTATTAGCTTTATCTATATTTGGAATAAATATAATATCTCCATCAAGACCTAAATCTGATCCTTTTAATCTAATACCATCTACTCCTAGTTCTGCAACGTACTCATTAATTGCTTTCTTTTGTGTTTTGTTTAATGTCTGATTGAAGTTAACATTAACTCCTCTATCTTGTAGTATCTGTTTTAAACCAACACCCGCTTCTACTAAATCAGCAATATTAGTATTTTTTAAATTACCAGTAAGTACATCATCTCCAGCTACAGAGTTAGGCTTTATTTCAGATGTAAAGTAAGCACCATTTCCTAAACCTTCATCTGTTTCTTTTAATCCGTTATTCATTGCGTCTTGTACAGATCCAGATTCTCCTCTCATTGTTATATTTTGTTCAGCGTTCATTACGTTTATAGTTATTTGCTCGCCATTAAAGTCAACTTCTCTTCCCATCATTTGCAATCTTTGTCCAGATGCTCTTCCCCAAGTAGCATAAGCAGTATTTAATTTTGCTGAATTTTCAAATGTTGCGACTAAGAATTGTGCATTTTGTGGAGAAGGATCTAATTCATAGTTTTTAGCAGCGACAGCATACATATCAGTAGTACCATCTCTCATTAAACGTATAGCAGCGAAAGCAGATAAATCATTCATAGCTAACATATCGCCCTTAGTAGCTTGTCTAAATATTTTTATAACTTCATCTACATTGCCATCAACATCATCAATTAATTGCATTGCCAACTTATTTAATTCGCTTAACTTAACTGCTGGTATGTCTGGAAACTCTGCATTAGGTGTCATTAAAGCTTCAACTGTCTTATCCATAGCTTGGTTAATTGCTTTATTTGCTGCAATAAATTCTGTATTTGTAGTCGGTATAAAATACTTTGAACCTTTTGTTTCCCACTTTCTATTTACTAAAGGACGTAAAACATTAGACATCATCTCTTCAAGAGTAATACTGCCATCAGTTAAAGATTCTAAGTTGTCTTTAAATAAATTATTTAGTTCAACAGGATCTGTCTCAAACATAGTAGTTTCTATTGGACTATCTTTTATAACCCCTTCTTGTGCAGCTAATCCTCTTGATTGTATTTTTCCTGAGAAAGAATTATCAAATAAATCTTCCCATGTTTGGAATCCTTTTCCTTGCAAGAAGTTTTTAACTCTTGCAACTATCTGCTCGATCTTGTCAAAAACTTTACCCCATTTACCAACATTTTTTTCATATACTTCTCTAGCTGGTTTGTAACCTGATGCTGCTATTGATATAACCTCTTCCATACCTAATTCTTTTTTACCATTTAAACCAAAGATTTTGTCGTGCATTTTTGGTTTTGTAAGAGCAGCAAGCTCTCTTAACTGTGGCAATGCATCCTTAAGTAATTTCTTTTCTTGCTTAGTAAAGTATCTGTTAAATAATCTATGGAAAGCTTCGTGGTATGCAGTCTCAGTAAGAGCACCAAACGATGCAAAGTCCTGTCCATGTACCATTGATACGACTATCAAATCTTTTACAGGGTCTTCTCCAGATCTATAAAAACCTTTTGCTGGCATTTTTGTACCAACAGGAACACCATATTCTCTTGCAGCCTTATCCCCAGCTACACCAACAATAGGATCAGAAACTAATTTAAAATCTATGCCAGATATTTTCTCTATCTCTTGCATTAAACCTTGTACCTGAGATCTTTGATAACCAGCTAAAGCTAAATAAACTTCTTCAGATCCTAAATCTCCACCTTGATCCTCAATAATTTCGTAGTAGTCGCCTTCTCTTGGTTCTAAAAGTTCATCTTCTGTAGGCTTCTTAGGATTATTAACATCTCTATATTCTTGGTAGATCTTAGCGTCTAAATCTTTTTTAGCCTTATTTACTCTTTGAGTAATAATATCTTCTGGATCTATTTCGTAGCTATATCTTCCGTCTATATCTTTCATTTCAGTATCAAGATCTGAAATAACTCGAAGTAATTTACTTGAGAAATAATTTTCTGAAGGCTCGATAGTAAGATTACCAGTTTTTAATTCTTCAATTATTTCTTTATATCTAGTCATTATTTGGTTGTTTGTTAAACCTAAATCGTTTAACAAGTCCACATATTTATAATGAGATTTACTTTTTTTAGATGATCCATTTGCTATCTGTTTAGCAACTGTATATATAGCTATATCTAAATCACTTACAAAATCTATAACTTCAGAATTATATCGAGGAGAAGGTTTGCCAAAGTAGAAACGATTATAAGCTTTACCTTGACTATCAAGTGAGCCTTCAAGCTCCACTCCATATTGAGTAAAAGTAAAGTTATCAATCTTATGTGCTTCATCAAGGTTGTAACCTTTTTTAGTTTTATAATCTCCTCTTGCTTTCTTAAAATCAATCGCTTCTTTTAATTCTTGTACTTCTTTTAGTCGCTTCTTTTCTTCTCTGTTTGCAATAGACTCTTCTCTCATATTATTAACTGTTGGCTCTAGTTCTCTTTGTTTTAAAGCATTAACTAATGCCATGTGTCTTGAGTGGTATTCAAGTCGGCTATCTACAAACTTTGCTCGTTCCTTATCTGCTGCCTCTCTTGCTGCTAATAATTTATCTACTTCAACTTCAGCTTTGTCTAAATTAGTGTCAACTAAATCCTTAAACAATTTCCCTTGCTTGCCTTTGTATTCAAGCATTTCTTGAATCTGTTTATCTAATTCTTCAAATACTGCGTTTGCTTTATCGTATTTTGCTTTTTTAGCTTGTATGTTTTTTATTTGTTTTGTCGTTAACTTAAATCTTTCTGTTCTTGTTACTGCATCTTGTAGTTCAAAATTGCTTAAATTTGCTACTTTATTGCTGCTATCTACTGCACTAAATAATAAGTTTTGATCTGAACCTTCAAAGTATTCTGGAAATACTCTTGCTTTTGGATTTGTTATTAAAGGAGGTAAGGTTTTGCCAGTTATATTACTTGGGTTAGTTGTAACTTTACCTTTATTTTTTAGTTGCTTAGTTACGCTTTCTTGTTGTGTTTCTCCTAGCTGCTCAAACTCTTCTTTAAATTTTGGCTCTTCTTTCATTACTTCTATATCTTCTTGCTTAAACGTCACTTGTTGAGTTTCATTTTCTATTTGCTTTAACTTATCCATCTTTTTCTTATCTATTTCTTGCATAATATCTACAGCTTCAGATCTTTTAAATAAAGGTGCTTCTTCTAGCTGCAATGCATCTTGTATTCTTTCTAAATTAGCTTCAACTAATTTTTTAACATTACGTCCTTTAACTTGTGCAGCTAATTCTTTTATTATTTGTGTTGTTTCTCCTCCAGATGCAGCAACAGCATTAAACAAATCATTTGTTTTAGAAGCTTCGACTAAAGCATTTTGTGTATTTTCTAGGTTTATCTTGTTACCAGCTACAGTTTCTACTCCAGCTTTTTTATCTTTAGTACCGACAGCTTTTAATCTAATAAGTGTTTTCTTTAATTGTGCAGAGATTTCTGCTCTAACTTCTAGTAATTGTTTTGCGTTTGTTGTTTTTAAATAGTCAGCAAACAAAGGAATAACACCATCTTCGGGAGGCATATCGACAGCTTCAGATGCCATTAATACAGCTTGCTTAATCTTTTCTATTGAAGGATTGCTTTTATCTATGGCTCTATAAACATCACCAATAGCAGTAAAAGAAATAGGTTGAGAGCCATATGCCAAACCTTTTTGTAAACCTATATCTCCTTTAAGTAATTTATCAAAAAGATGATCGGGTAATCTTGCCAACTGCATACCTTCTATAACTATTCTTTGCTTCAAGCTCATTCCCATTTCAGCTAAAGCTCTAGGAGATTCTTCGTTTCTTAAAATCTTGGCTACATCAGTTACAGCTATAGCTCCTTTTTGGTCGTAGTTAAAAGAATTTATATTAATAATTGCAGCTTGCGTTTGTGCTGCTTTTGCTGTTGGTGCTTCTATTGTTTGTACATTGACAGACTCAATGCCAGATTTCTTTGCTAAATCTATTCTGTTATGACCATCAATTACATATAACTTACCTACTGGTCCAAGTTCTCCAGCGTCATCCTTCCATACACTTACTACCCCAGCAAACTTAGGGTCAAATTCTGTTTGATCTGCTAGTGATCCACTTACTCCAGACTTATTAAATTTACCTGATTCTTTTATCTGAAAAATGTCTGGACGTATTACAAGATCATTAGGATTCATTTGGAATACTTCTAATGGTGTCTTAGGTCTATTAGCACTTGTTACACCAATCTTGTCGTATGCAGTTTTACTTTGATCTGGACGTACTTGATTATTTAACGTCATTGCTTCAACTAATTTTGTTTCTGACTTAGCAGTATTGTTAATTGACTTTACAAATGAATTTTTTTGTTTCTCTGCTTTTTCTTCTGCTTCTTTTAACTTTGCTTCAAGCTCTTGTATTCTAGCTTTTTCATTAGCAAGCTCAGTATATATCTCTGTCTTTTTTTGACCTTCAACATTTGATTTTCTTTCTGCGTCTTTTATTTTATTTTTTTCAAGTTGTAGTTGAGTGTCTCTTTGTACAGCAATACCTTGTCTTTCTTTGCTTTTAGCTTGTATATCATCTATCTCTAATTTTATTTCGTCTATATCTCTATAAGTAAAACCTAAACTTTCAGCTAATTTTTTAACAATTTGAGTGTCAGCTAAATATTCTGCAATAGGATCAATTAAAAGTTTTTCTGCATCATCTACAAAAGTTTCTAAATTTTTCTTATTAAATTCAAATTGTAATTTATGTCTGTTTTTACCTGTAAATCTATTTGTTTTACTTTTTACATTCTTAATAAATTTTGCAGTTTCATCCTGTAATACTTTCCCATCTCCCTTTGTTATGCCACTAAAAACTCTAGCTACTGGCTCTCTTATAGGTTTAGTTCCAACACCAATACCACCCATGCCTATACCAAATAATGGACCAAGCAAAAATTCTGATACGATCATTGACTTTAGTTTTGCTTTAAAAAAGCCGTCATCTACACGATTTTCGTAGTCTAAAAAGTCAGGAAGAATAGCATCTAAACCATAATCAGCATATGGATCTCCTACAAATGTTTCTGCAATAGCACCAGCACCAGCACCTTTTATACCTTCTTTAACTAAAAACTTAGAAACTGTTTTAAATCCTTGTCCATATTTTGTTTTACCTAAAAGATCTCTTGAAATAAGATTATAAAAATTTCTAAATGCTGGACTACTAGCTTTTAGTTTTGCAAGTCCTGTTTTAACTGCGACCACTTCTCCAGCTGGAGTAGGTTCTGCCATAATGCCCGCTGCTATAGCAAAGAAAGGTATGCTATTTCCTAAAAAATTAGTTGTACCATCAGCAAACCATCTACCAGTATCTTGCTCTGGATAACCACCACTTAGTTCAGTTAAAGAAGGCAATCCAAAAAGTCCGTAGTCAATACCTCTTGCTTGGTCTTCTGGAGAAATAGCATCAAACTGTTTAAAATTATTAGCTGTTCCACCATAATTGCCAACAGCTTCAAGAAGACTCATTTTTTTTCCGTCTTCTCCGTAACCTAATTCTTCAAAAAAATCTGTCCAACTTCTATTTTCTATACCTTTTTTTATTGCTTTAAAGCCCATAATGGTAGCACTTATGGGATCTCCTGTTAAACTTTCTGCCAAAGGTGCGGGCATATCTGCTCTTAAAACATTTTGTCCTGTATTAACTAAGTTTTGAGCAACACCCATTCCAGCCCTGTCGATCATTCTTAAAAAATCTCCAGCACTATTTCTCCAATGCATCTTTCCTCTTAGATGTTCTGGAGCATACTCAATAGCAAAAAGATTACTATGTGTTTTTGTATCTATTTTCCCTTCTGCTAAACCTTTTAAATACTGTTCCTTGTTTGTTTCTCTAGTAATAATTGTTTCGTCTGACTCTACGTTTGTAATTTCTTCATTAAAATCATTATCATCTTCATTAAAAATAGATTTATTTCTATCTGAATCAACCTCTATAGTTGTATCGTAATTAGGCTTATAGCTACCAAAATTAAACAGGCTTTCTTCTTCCTCCTCTTCCTCTTCTACTACTTCGGTATTTACTGAATTTTCTTCGTCCATCTAGGTTTTATCCCATATTAACTTTAATCATACAATTTTACACTAAATAGTCAATTTATTTAGTTAATACTTCTTCCCAATGTTTTCTTCTTTGCTCCTGATTCATGTTTTTCATTTCTTTTATTTCTTCGACAGGAATTTTATTCATAGGTATGCCAGCCTTTACTAATTGATCTATTAAAAATTCATCAATAGTATAAGTTCCATTTCGACCTCTAATTTTATATAAATTCTTTTCGATCATAGTCCAACCTTCTGGCATATCTTCTCCTGACATCCAAGAGGCAAGTAGTCCACCAAATTTATTTGAAGTAAAACCATTACCTACTAAAGCCTTTTTAGTAAAAATAGGTTGATTAGGAGAATTAATGTATGAAGAAAAAGTAGCTGTATCTATTAATTTTCCATCAGCATCTGCATTGTCTTTGTTGTAACCATTCTCTCTAGTAAATTTTTTAAGTGTATTTTTATAATCTCCACTACCAAAGAAGGGAGATGTATTTGGCTTTCTTCTACCTTCTATAAAACGTCCAGCATCCCATCTTTTTTGTATTTCGTCCATTACATAATTATTTCTTTGGTCTATATCGTTAGGAAAAGCTGCATTAGCATCTTCAATAATTTCACTAACTTCTTTTTGTATAGAAGGTAAAGCAGAGTTCCAAACAGTTTTTTCGTCATAATTTTCGTCTGAAATTGCTTCTTTGTCAGCCCAAGTATTAAACAAACTTTTTACAAAATCATTTGCAGATTTAGTTATACTTCTAAAGTCTTGTTTATCAGAGTTAACTAAGTTACTGTTAACGATTCTTAGATCTTCTTGTAGTTTTGGAAGCCCTTTATAGTTATCTTTAAATAATTCTAAATCTTCTTTAAAAAGTTCTTCTTCTGCTTTGGTCATGCTGCCAGTTAATAAATCATAACTTCGACTTGTAAGGCTATCTTTTTCTACTGTGTAATCAAGGGCTGCAAGGTTATATTTTATATCGTTAAGCTTTTGATTATAAGCTTTGCTTATTGCAAAAATTTTATCTTGGTCGCCATCTGCTGCAATTATTAATTTTTCTTTTTCTTTGTTTAATGCTGTAATAGCTGTCTGTACATAAACATTACCTTTTATATTATCAGTTGCACCCATAATTATATCTGTAAACAGAGTGCCCTTACCTCCTTCATTTGGTGTTCTTAAAATAGTTTCAAAAGAATTTTCGTAGCTGGCTTGTTGTGATTTTTCTGACCTTTCATTTGCCAGTAAATTTTTTTGTTCTGTCTGTCCAATAAGAATATTTAACTGTGCTTCTCCACCAATAAGATCTACTAGCCTTAATTTTTTATTTAACGTACCATCTTTAGCATTAACTCTTTCATCCAAAGGCCCAACCATTAACGGAAATACTTGATCTTCTGTTCCTAAATTCTTTCCTAAAAACATAGTTTCTATAATCTCTCTAGTATTATGAAAACCAGCTTCTCCTAAATAATATGAAGTTTGTGCAATTATGTTTGATATAAATTGTTGTTGTTCCTCCCTTGTAAACATATGAGTGTTTTTTAAAAAATCAATATCATTATTTAAGCCTGTTATAAAATTTGCTACATCAAAAGTATTTCCACTATTTTTTAATTGTTTTAACGTCAATGTTATGTTGTTCATTGACGAGTTAAGTATTTTATCTTTTTGCTTATCATTAAAAACTTTATCCTGAGACTGCATTGAGTTATACAATGCATTAGAAACTTTAGGCTCTACATTTTTTAATTCAAAAGCACTAAGCTGAATACCACCATAAACATAATCATTAAAAGCTTTAATATATCTAGCGTCTTTAGGGTCTAAATCAGTAACTGGTATTGACTTTAATTCTCCATTCTTGTCAGTAATATCTCCGTTTAAATCTGTATCTGGAACAAGAACAGTTTTTGAATGACTGGGCCACGTCATTGCTCTATTAATAACTACCCTTTCTCTGTCTTGAGATAATAAAACTTCGCCTAGATTTCTTCTTTTATTTATCTGTCTAATTAATTTTTCGTTATCTAATATTTGTTGCTTATCAATTTCATTTAATACTTCTTTGTTTTTTAATCGCTCCGTATCTTTTTCTATTTTGCTTATATAAGTTTCTAATTTCTTAACAGGACTATCGCCTTCTCCAAACCTATTAATAATATTAAATGCTATAGCTTCATCTTCTTTCCGTATCTTTTCATTTCTTTTCAGCATTGCTGAACCAAAATTATTTACTTGACCAGCAAAATCACTAAAAGCTTCAGCATATGCACCAGCATCTTGTGGTGTAGCATTTTCTATAACACCAGCTACGCTTGGCAATTCTAATTGTGGGATTTGTGTTAACGCTGCTGGAGTTACAGCAGTCTCCCCATACCATCTAGCATTTAATACTTTTGGCTCTTCTATTTTTGTACTGCCAGTTGAAGGACTAACAGTTAATCCATCAAGAGATATTTGCTTGGCTTGTCCAGATCCTCTTTTCTTAGGATCTTCGTTTTTGCCAAGACTTAAGCCTTTTACAGATACCATTTACGACAAGCTCCAATCAGGCATACCACCTCCAGACAAATTGCCATAAGTACTAAAGCCACCGACAACAGAACTAGCCATGCCAAGAGCATATGGACCAAAGCTCGGTTTCGGTATTTCCAAAGGCTTAACAGGATCAAGTACCATTTTCTTAAGATACGTTGCAGTTTGACCCCGCCTACTAGCCCGATTAGCCTGTGCGTCAAGCCGTTGCGATTGAGTACCAGCCAAACTAAACGCAGTATTTCGATTCGTTATAAAGTCTGCTGCTGCTTGTGTGCGTTTTATATCCGCAATCAAAGTCCATGCGTTTGTTCCTAATCCTCTTAATGCTGCAACTTCTCCTTTCTTTTCTAAGAATGTTCGACCTCTTGCAGTCTTTTCTTGTGCTGCTTGCTCCATCTGCTGCATTTGGTTCATAGTTATATTTGTACTATCTCTTTCGTATTGCAAATCTGCTAAATAATTTGCATGAGCAATAGCATCTTCATTCATCAATTTCTTTGTCTCTTCAGTCATTCGATTCGACTGTGCCTGTAAGAGATTACTTTGATGTGTTAAATTTTGCTGTGCGTTTTGGTATGCAACATTTGTCTTGGCTTGCTGGTACTGCATATAGCTACCAGCTACACCTAAGACTCCTGAGATTACAGCTATAGGAATTGCACCACACATAGTTAGTTCTTTACAAATTCGTAAAAAGGAAGACCCGCTGCACCAAATGTAGCGTGTTTTTTAATAATTGAAAAACCCATCCACTTAATCCATTTTATATGAGTTGTATTTCTTTCATCAACATAGTTATATAAAAGTGGATAATTGCAATGAAACTTTTGTAATTCTATTGGAGAATTTCTTAAAAAATCTCTTACATCTTTATAATCATCAGTCATAGTTTTATGACCTAACATCCATATTCTTCCAACCTTTGCAGAACAAGGCACTACTCCATACATTCCCATTAAGTTACCTTTTCTACCAATCATAGTCATGCAAGGTTGACTATTAAAAAAACAATAAAACAAAGCTTCTTGCGGAGATGATCCAGAGTAAGCTAACACTTCCTCTTTATCTTCTTGTCGCATATTTGCTGCAAGTTCTACAACGTCAGAAAGTATTGACTTTCGCCAAGTAAACCTTCCTATAGTCGTCTTGCTCTGGTGTGTAGCCATCCTTCCCATTCTGATGATTGAATACGACAGGGTAGTGGACTATCGCTTAATATTTCGACTTTAGTGTCGTTGTTATGTGCCATTACAGGCACTCTAAATTTACCAGCCAAGAAAGGTGCTTGACCTAAAGCTGGAGGGTTTTGACCAACAATAAACCCATTATAAGGATAAGTCTGCGGAGTTCTACCTCTTGGTGTTACTTTTATTTTAAATGCAGAGGTATCGTCAAAAACAAATGTCCAAGTTCTTATTTGTAATCGAGGACCAGCAACTACCGCAACACCACCACCAGTTGGTTGTTCTTTTAAATATGGTGTACTAAATTCATAGGTCATATCATATTTTTCTCCTATAAAAAACTTTGCATTAGTTAAATCTCCTAATACAGTCATAGTTCCATTGCCACTAAATCCAGATTGTGTAGCTCCAGATAAAGTTTCAGCACTTGGAACTTTTACTTCTCCATGTTGCAATGTATTTCCAGATACATCTCTACCGACAACAACTTGGATTCCAGCTGTAGCTGTAGGATAAGGCAACGAAATAATTGATTGAACACCAGCACCACCTTGATTGATTACGTTAATGTGGCATTTCGTTTCGTCTATTTTTCTATCTAATAAAATTTCCAAATTAGAGCCAGCGTCAGTTGATTCTGGTCTTAACGAGCATTTTTCTAGGTAAACTCCGTCTGTATATTGAATAACAAAGTAAACGTCACTATCTATAATTGAAGCTCCAATTACAGTTTTACTTCCTTTAAGTTCCCAAAATGACCAAGAAGATTGTAACTTAGAATCTTCTTCATAGAAAAATTTATAAAAATAAATACGTTTAGGTTCATCTTTACTTATCGCTATAACAGTTTCTTCCGATGCAGAACTAATCAAACTTGTTATGTTTTTAGGAATATATCTTGGAACTGCTGAAGAAACTTCTTCTGATATTGGAACTGATGCAGTTATATCTGGAAGATAAAAATCACGCAAACCACTAAATTCTCCTTTAGGTACAGAAAAATAAACAGTTCGACCTACAGCAATAGGATCAACTGTTGGTTCGGTTTCGTATGTAGTTATAGCTGTAATAGTTGCAGTCTTAGGAGTTAAAGCACCACCAATAGTTGAAGCACCAGCGTCTAATCTAAATTGACCATGCCGACTAAATAGCAATAAGGTATTAGCAAAAGCCAAGCTAGACATTAAAAAATGTATTTCAGTTCCACCTGTAACTAAATCAATCGGATCGCTATCAACAATAGTTTGTACTGTCTCAGGAAAAAATCTGTCATAACTATCAGCAGCACTCATTATTACGTTTTCATCTGCTAAAAATATTAATCTATTTCTAAAAGTATTAATGTTATTTATAACAGTACCGACAAATGTAGGAGTAGGAGCAGTAGCTAAATCTCCAGCAATTCTAGGCGACCAATCAAATTCTTGAAACGTAAAATTACCAGTAGCAGCGTCACGAACTAAGGCATGAGGCATCGTTGATTTATTAAATTTGTATGGTTCTAGAGGCCCAACTGTTTCTCTCCAAATGCCAAAACCAAAACTTGTACCATTAGAAGTTTCAAACCTGACGTAATAATCGTCTAATCTTGTAGTTTTAGATCCTTGTACTTTAACAACAAATCCATCTTCACATAACGTAGGTAAATCGCTAATAGTATCTATTGCTCCTTTAATTGCTTTTGTAAAAGTACCAGATTTCGTATCACTACTTTCTAAAATAAAATCAGTTCCAGCTTGATTTTCTATTCTAATAATGTATTGATCTACAGTAAACGTCCAACCACTAGATAAAGCACTTGCTAAATCATTTCTTAAATCAGTAGCAATTGTGCCTGAGTTTGGTAATGCTCCTCCAACAGCAGCGGTTGTGTAAGATGCAGTTGCTAAAGTACTAGATCCATCAGCACTTTTTATTTTTACTTCGTAAGTCGTAGAGTAATCAGCAGCTTTTATAAATACAATACCTTTTGCTGATACATCTGGAGATAATTCATTAAACCTACAATTACCGCTAGTGCTTGCTGAAGCTCCAGTTAATGTAAACTGATTAGCGTTTACAACAGTTGCAACATATGTGCCATCAACACTAGATCCTGATGTGAAATCTATTTGTATTTTTACTCCAGATGTCAGTCCATGATTATTAGAGTTAACAGTTATTGTTGTACCTGATTGCGTGTAAGTACCAGCATGATCCATTGTTACAACTTTTTCTCTGTTACATATAAAAGTGTAGTCAGCAACTGACGCAATTCTAAATTTATCTGCTGGTTCTGATGTGTTAGCAATATCTAAATAGTCAGTTCCGTTAGGAGTTGCGACTGTTTGTGCATTGCCATCTAAATCAAATACATCTATAGCTCCATCTCTAATCATTATTAAATATTGAATAGTTCCATCTCTATCTACAACTTCAACAAAAGGGTGTCCAGTTCCAGCTGATCCGCTTAGTATCTTTTTTATATGATTAAATGGAGGACGCTTAGTTAATCCTTCTACTGGAGAAGATAGACAATTTATAACTGATTCTGCTTGTGAAGCTAATCTTAATGCTGGAGGCTGTTGACTAACCCCATTAATCATATTAGGAATAGTACTGCTAATTAATGCCATAGTTATCTTTGCATAGCATTGATAGGTCTAAATCCTTGAACTGGATAACCTTTACGAGCGTGACCTCTTAACATATTATGCTCGCTTAAAGTTGTTTCTTCTTCTATAAATTGCGTTCTAGCTTCTTGCTCTAATACCATGTTTATCTCTGTTAAATCTTTACTACCAATCATATTTTCCTGTAGTTCCTTACCAGCTTTAGTCATTATGTAAACTCTAGCGTGTTCTGGCAGATCATCCCATTCAAGAATGACAGTCATATCTGCTTTTAAATCTATTGAAAAAACATAAGTATTATTTTTTCTGTCATACAATCTACTTCCACGTTGGACAACATCAATGTCGTAATATTCGTAGGGATCAACAACAACTCTGCTGACGTTAGTTCCAACTGAAATCTCATTAGTTGTAGAATCTCTAGTTAATGTCATTTGATAGTCAGTATTAAATGACCATCCTTCTGCTTGTACTTTGCGACTAACGCTATCTAAAGTTTCTTCTGCTAAGTTTCCCAAACCAAGAAGACCTTGCAAAGAGTTTAATGGACTTTCGCCCATCATTTGCAAAGCCTTATTGACTGCTTGAAGTTTAGATGTTCTTGCAAGTACCATTTATTTTCCTTTTTTGGGAGGACGACCTTTTTTAGTTCCGTAAGTTCCTTTACCT